CAACTTAGGATCATAGTAGAAAAAATACATATGACCAACAAAACTGGAGTTTGTCTGTCTCAACTTATCTTGCATCAATTTTTGAGGTGTTGGCTTCAAATCGTCCACTTTTGAACGTAGCCAATCTCTCGCTTGACGGGTGCGAGCATCGTAACCAGCCTTAGCCAGTTGTGCGTTAATTCTGTCCATTAGATAAGCCATGCTCTATTTATTACCTTTTTTAATCACAAGATTGCCATAATTTAATGTTTTTACCAATACAAACTCTTATAAGTAGGATGTTGGGTATTTCAGATAGTACCTAATTCTCTTTCAGTTAGAATCTGAAACTTCCAGCCATGAGTGTGGCAGAATTCATCAGCAGCCTTCCATTTCATTTGATTGACTGCATATGTAGCAACTTCAGTTAGAAACTTCTTAGTTGTACGTTTCTTTTGCACTGGTTTCTGTGTCATAGCATATGGTTTAACTTCAATCATATGTGTCATAACTGTACCATCTTTTCTCTGCACCTTAATGATGAAGTCTGGGAAATATCTATGCATTCTGTTATCGACAGGTGAGTAGTAAGGCACAGACATTTCCTCTGAAGACCACCAGATTACTCCTGGATTATCATCAAAGTATTTCATACAACGTAATTCCCATGAAGACCTGAAAACGATGTTCTCTGGATTACCATTGTATTTCGCTGGATTCTTAGGTTTGAACCAGCCTTTGTAACTATTCTTTCCATATGACATATAAATATGTAGTCAACTCATAGGAACAAAATGGCTCTATTTACGCTATCAGATATAAAGTTTACTGCACCAAAGGAAAAAACTAGAGGCACATCACCTCTGGCTGGAGGTGAAAGTGGCTGGCAATATGAAAATAATATTTTTCGTTATCCACTGGATATTGGGAACTATGATAAAGGTCATTATGTTCTAATCCACATCAACGAACAAGTTCATACACAATACAGAGGACAATCTGTATCGGGTGATGATCCGACAATCATATCAAATAGAAAGCGTTATAGCACTCCAACAACAAGTTCAAACTTGAATACGATTGTTGGTGCTGGATCCGAACTTTTGTCGAATGAGATTAAAGAAAAAATCAGTTCCGGTGTGAGTGAGTTGGGTGTTGCTGGCGATGTTTTGAAATCTGGCGGTGAAGTTCTTGGTGCTATATTATCGAATGCATCCAATATTAATGGAATTAGAACTATTCGAAGAACAACGGATACTGTAGCATTGTATATGCCGGACACACTAGCATTCACTCACCAACAATCGTATAGTGATATTGCTTTGGGTGGTGGATTACCTGCGGCCGCTCTGTCCGCTGGTGCTTCCGCAGTGCAGACTTTGAAAAGTGGTCAATCTGGTGCAGACATGGCAAAAGCATTTGCTAAAAACTTGACACCATATCTTGCAAATATTGCATTGAATAAACTCGGTCCAACCGGTCAATATTTGTTTGCCGCGGGTGCCGGTATGGTACAAAATCCAATGTTGGAATTACTATATTCATCTCCAGCATTTAGAACTTTCAGACTTGATTTTGTGTTATATCCACGCTCACAAAAAGAAGCAAAAGAAGTGATGCGCTTGATTAATAGATTGAAGTTTCATCAAGCACCAGAAATTAGAAAGGAATTCAATGGTTTCTTTTTAGTTCCTCCATCAGAATTTGATATCAAGTTCATGTATAATGGTGCGGCAAATCCAAACTTGCCAGAAATTTCAACTTGTGTTCTAGAACAGATTGATGTTGACTATGCACCAAATGGATTTTCTGCATACGAAGTTCCTGGTGAAACAACTGCAACTGAGGGTAAAACGGGTACTCCAGTTGCGATTCGCTTGGGTCTACAATTCAAAGAAACAGAAATTATGACGAAAGACAATTTTATCAGAAAAGGTAGTGTTGAAGTTGGTCCAGTAACCGCATCTGGAAATTAACATGGCAAAATATTTTAATTACTTTCCTCAAACATACTATGCATTTTCGGATGATCCGAATGCAGTCCAAGTTGTTACCAATCTAACAAACAAATTTTCTTTTGAAGATTCATTCAAAAATAACACATCTTTGTTTTATGAATATTCTGTTGTTGATGGAGAAACACCAGAAGTTCTTGCACATAAAATTTATGGTTCACCTGAACGTCATTGGATCATTCTCGCTATGAATGATATCTACAATCCACAGATGGATTGGCCAGTTGAGAATCGTGCATTACATGATATCATAGAATACAAATATACAGGTTCTCCCTATGCGAATACTGCAAATGGTCAAACTGGTTTAGAGTGGGCACAAACAAACAATCATTCATACTATAAGTTGGAAACTCAAGTTGACAATTCAACAGGAGATGAGTATAAGAAGACCACACAAATTGATGCGAATACATACATCGCATTATCAACATCTACAACAACATACACATTAGATAGTGGTAGTACAATTACAGTCAAAGTCACTAAAGATGCCAAGACATACTATGAACATGAAATTGATAACAATGAGAATAAACGAGTAATCAAAATTTTGAAGCCCGAATATGTGTCTGCGGTAGAACAAGAATTCCAAAATATTTTTAGATAATGTCATTATTACAAAGCACACAATTTGAGATTAGAAAACTTACCATCAGTTATAATGACGGTAAGGAAGCAATTGATATTCGTGGTATTTTTGAAGAACTTAGTGTGTTTGATAACATGCTAATGCCATGCATGTCTGGTAACATTCTGATTCGTGATGGTATAGGATTAGCATCCAAAATCAACTTTGATGGTAGCGAGACTATTGAGATTGATATCGTAAAAGATATTGATATGAACAACTCTCCCGATACAATTAAAGCACAAAGTAGATTCATGGCATTTAGTCGCAAATTTGCAATCTATAAGTTGACAGATAGAAAAGCTGTCAATCAAAACTCGGAACTATACACACTACATTTCGTTTCACCAGAATTTCTGTTGTCTGAGCAAAAGCGTGTTCATAATACGTATACTGATACACACTCAAATATCATTAAGAAAATTCTAACTGATGAATTGAGAGTTCCTGATAGCACACCTCATATGGCATCTATTGTGCCAACAAAAGGAATTCATTCTGTTCCACCAGCAAATAGAAGTCCGTTTGACATGATTAATCATTTGACCAAACGTGCAGTATCATTTGAAGGAAGACCTGATTTTGTTTTCTGGCAAGCACCATATGGATATAACTTTCTGCCATTATCATTGATGTTATCATACGATACATTGTACACAATCAATTTTGGTGTAAAGAACTTGGCGCAAGAAACTGTAGGAGATGAGATTCTTGGTGCCCGTGACTACAAAGTTTTATCCAACTTCAACTATGCACACAACATTCAGTCTGGTGTTTATGCTGGTAAGTTTATTGGATTTGATACGCTGACTAGAACAATCAAAACAAATCAAGTGTCGTATGATGATGTGTTTACTAAACGTGCTAATCAATATCCAATTAATACCAAGATAAAAAATTCTGAAAATAAACTAGCCACACAAATGTATGATTCACGTGTGACTGTATATCCATTCCAGTCTGCTAGAACAGTTAATCCTTATCTGAAGAGTAATGATGTTAAGTCTGCAAACATCGTGGATGATACAGACAATTACATCCTTCAGAGAAAAATGATTTTTGATAATTTGATGCAGAAACGAATCCGCATCACTATGCCAGGTAACTTTGGTTTATATTCAGGTTCTTGTGTACAGTTAAATATACCACATCGTTACAATATAGATACAAAAAACATGGAAAGTGGTGATAAGTCCCTAAGTGGTAAATACATCATTATTGGTGTTAGACACTTAATACGATATGATAAACATGAAACGATTCTAGAAGTTGCCACAGATTCAACAAACTATAAAACATGACAACAGATAATAATTTTGCTGGAAGAGATGGACACGTAACCTTTGTCGGTGTCGTTGAAGGTAGAGATGATCCTGCCAAAATGGGTAGACTTCGTGTTCGTATCATTGGATTGCATACGGACGATACAAATATTGTTCCTACTGAAGACCTTCCATGGGCACAAGTTGTTGCTCCTATAAACGGTGCTCGTAATTTTGCATTACCAAAAGACGGTGAATGGGTGCATGGCTTTTTTCAGGATGGATACAATTCACAGATGCCTGTTGTTACAGGAATTTTTGTTGGTATTCAGTCTGAGCAACCCAGTGTTGATGATGGTTCTGTTGCCAAGATTGCTGAATTAGAAAAACAACTAGCAACATTGAATTCAACATTGTTGTTGATGACTGCTACAGGCGGACAAAATGCTACTGCCGTAAGACAGATACAACAACAGAAAGCAAAAATTGCGGCAGTTCAAAAACAAATAGATGACTTGAAACAAGTCGTTGATTCTAAACCACAAAGAGGTTTTCGTGATAGACGAAGCCAGAGACAAATTGCCGCTTCTCCTAATCCACCATCTGGTGTGAAAACTGAACGTTATAACGAACCTGTTCTTCCTGCACTAGCACGTGGTATCATCACTAATACTGGTATTGAAGTGTCTAATGCAAATAGGGAGCATGTTTGTGATTTTGCGTTATATGTTAGATATGGAATGGCTGGGGCTAGAATTGGAACAGGACAAATTGCACAAGCGATTCGCACAGCAATACAGGCGGTGATGAAAGCACTTGGCTCAACTCCAGGTGGATCAGCATTAGCCGAGCAAATTAAAACATTCGCTAGAATGATTAAACGTGCCGCAGATATGTTGAAAGAGATAAATGATTACATTACCATATTTACTGATTATGTGAAAAAAATAAACGCATTGATACAATACATTTTGAGTTTGCCTGAGAAGTTGCTTGCTATGTTTAAGAAATGTTTAACTGAAGCATATGCAGAATTGGCTGAAGGAATGAGATTGATTGTTGCTGATTTTAGTGGCGCAGGTAATACAGGAAGTGCATTCTCTGAAGTATCATCAGCCGCCTCTGATGCAATATCTGCAACAAAAGAATTGTTGACACAGACCGCAAAATTGTATGCCGCACCAGCGACAGTATTAGGCGCTTTGACTAATCCAACACAACCTCTAACTGAGGCTGAGGCAAAAGAATTGGTATCTGGTTTATTTCCTGATTCACAAGAACACAATAGTAATTCATATTCAGGAGCATTAGTATAATGGCAACCGATCCAACCACATATTCATGGACAGAGCCTGAATCTGCATTCGCATCAAAGTATCCATACAATAATGTCACAGAAACAGAATCTGGACACTTTCAAGAATGGGATGATACTCCTGGTGCAGAGCGTATTAGAACACAACATAGAACTGGAACTTTTACTGAAGTTCAACCAGACGGAACACGTGTGAATAAAATTGTTGGTGACAATTATGAAATCGTTGCAACAAATAATTATGTGAAAATCAAAGGTTTCTGTTCCGTTACGATTGAAGGTGATAGTGTTGTGAATGTTAAGGGTGACAAGATTGAACGTATTGAAGGCAACTACTATCAGGAAATTCAAGGTGATTTTGAACAAATGGTAAAGAAAAAGATTCGTCAGACTTCTGGTGATAATATTAGCATTAATGCTGGTGGCGGAACACTAAGAATCGTTGCTAAGGATGAAGTTGATATTTTATCAGACTTAGAAGTTGATGGTGGTATTTCCGGTGAATCTGTATACTCACGTGGCGCAGTTACCGCTGGTACAGGTATTCATGCTGGTGTTCCTGGCTCAGCAAATCCTGTTGCAGGCATTTCCACATTAGGTGGTGTCTCTGCTGGTTTCCCATCCGCAGGCGCACCTGGCGTTGTGAATGCTACAGTTAGTGTAAATGCTCCATTAATTGCTGGTGTTATCACTAAAGATATTCGTGGTACTATGGAAGCCATGCGTATGTCATATAACATGCACACCCATCCAACACCAAAAGGACCATCTGGTCCACCTCGTCCATTGATGTAATAAATATGCAATTAATTACGGAGTTATTATGAGTAGTGTTTTTGGAAGACTGGGTTTCAATTTTGATACTGATGCATTCGGTGATGCACAGTATTTGACCTCTGGTGCCCTGAAGACACTAAATGCGGCTCCTGTGACTATTCCAGATTGGCAAATAGATGCACTGGCTGCAGGTGCAGTCAATAAAAATGATTTTGTTAAAAATCCACATGTGGGCGTTTGTGCAACGTTGACTTCTAATGTGAATGCCATAAAAGCAATCACAACAAATGATCCTGCGAATAATTTTCCATTAATTTTGGACACATCATATGTGCAGGCGATAACCACAGCCGCAAATAATTATATTATTGAATTGTCTGCATTTAAGTCACACACAGATAATATCTCTGGACTTGGTGTGGAATCTGCTAATGCGATGTCCATTCCAGACTACGATTTAGCCGTTTCTGTTGGCCAGCAAATATTGAGAATCACTAATGTTAGTGATGGAGTTTCCAACAGTACACCTATGCTAGGATCATTTACAAGTTTGTTTATTGGTGATGAACTGGCTGCAAACAATACCACAATCAATCAGGATTATGTCACAATCAGTTCTTTGGTTAGACCAAACAATAAGTGCTATTTGAGTCAGGCTCAGGCTATCACGATTGCTAATCATATCAATACGGCAAATAGTTTGATTAACACCAGAAGAACACATGACTGGAATTTCTATGCGAAATCTGTGGAAATTGTGAATGACTATCTGGTTTTAGATAGATTCAATAATCTAGGAAACACACAAACTTACCTAGTAAATAATTATATTGGAACCGAGACACTGGTAAATAATCTGGCAAATACTTAATAAATAACAGATGGCAATAATTCAAGCAAACAAAGTCCGTCAATATAAAGACCTAGACCTACGTTTTACCGCACATCCTGTGAAAAAGGATGTGACTAAACACGTGGATGAAATGGCAGTTATCAATTCTGTTAAGAATTTGATTTTGACGAATCATTATGAAAGACCATTTCAGCCCGAGGTTGGATGTAATATTCAGAGATTGTTGTTTGAGAATATGGACAACATCACCGCTTCCGCTATTCAGCGTGAGATTCTCCAAACAATCAATAATTATGAGCCTAGAGTTATTGTGGAAACCATTCAGGTTTCTCCAGATGTGGACAAAAACTCTTACAGTATCGGTATGCAATTCTATATCGTCAATCGTACCGAACCAATATCCATACAATTTTTCTTACAAAGAACTAGATAAAAATGGCAGACCGCTTAAACGTAACCGCACTTGATTTTGATACAATCAAGACAAACCTAAAAACATTCCTAAAGTCACAATCTGAGTTTCAGGACTATGACTTCGAAGGTTCTGGTCTAAATGTCTTGATGGACATTCTGGCATACAATACTCACTACAATGCATATTACTTGAATATGATTGCCAACGAATCTTTTTTAGATTCTGCTGTGTTGCGTAACTCTGTTGTTTCACATGCTAAACGCATCGGATATACACCACGTTCGGTGGCTGCACCTAGAGCGATAGTAAATGTTGTTGTTGATACTGGTACTGGTGGCTCAGGAACTCTAACTCTTCCAAAGAACTACGTCTTCATATCAAATCAGATTGATGGTAAAGCATATAACTTTATCACACTAGAATCAAAAACTGTAACAAAAAGTGGCAACACATTCACATTCACTTCAGTACCAATCTATGAGGGTGAATATGTGACATACAGTTTCAATCATAGTAGAAGTTCTAATCCCAAACAAATTTTTACAATTCCTGATGTGAATGTTGATACTAGCACATTAGCAGTTTCTGTTCGTCCATCTTCATCTAATACTGACACTACAGTTTACGAAATATCAACTAATAAATTGGAATTGTTGCCTACTTCCGAAGTATACTTCCTGCAAGAGGGACAGAACGGACAATATGAAATTTACTTTGGTGATGATATTCTTGGTAAAAAATTAAATGACGGTTCCGTTGTAACTGTTGAGTATCTAATCACATCTGGTCCAGCATCCAATAAAGCAAACAACTTCATCAGTTCATCAAGCATATCTGGTTTTTCCAACATTGATGTTAATTCAATCAGTGGTGCATCTGGTGGTGCTGTTCGTGAAACTGTGGATCAAATTAAGTTTGCGGCACCATTATCTTTGCTTGCACAAAATCGTGCCGTGACTAAGAACGACTACATTCGTTTGATTCAACAAAAATATCCAGCATTTGATGCAGTAAACGTTTGGGGTGGAGAAGAACAGAATCCACCTGTTTATGGTAAAGTATTTGTGGCTGCTAAACCTAAACTTGGTTTTGAAGTCACTCAGACTGAAAAAGAATATGTTAAACAAAACATTCTGAAGCCAATGAGTATTTTGACTGTTGCGCCAGAAATTGTTGATGTTGATTATAATTACTTGACCGTGGAAACAACAGTATTCTACAACAAAGCAAAAACAACATTGAACGATTCTGTGATTAAAGATAACATTAGAACACTAATTCAATCTTACTGTGACACTAACTTAAACAAGTTTAATAGTTATTTCAACTATTCTGGTTTAGAACAAACAATTTATAACTATGATAAGTCAATTATTTCCGATGATGTTGAATTGTATGTTGCAAAGAAATTTAGACCAGTTCTAACAAATAGTGATTCGTACACACTGGATTTTGGATTTGAACTAAGTCGTGGCACAACAACCGATAACTTCTATTCTTCTCCAGACTTCACTATGATTGATGAGAATGGTGTATCACGCCAATGTTTCTTTGAGGAAATTCCATCATCATATACAGGTTTGGAATCGGTGACTGTTACAAACACAGGTTATGGTTACACATCTACGCCAGAAATTGAAATTATTGGTGATGGTCAAGGTGCAACGGCTGTTGCAGTTATTGTTAATGGCAAATTGTCCAGAGTTGATGTTACAAGTCCTGGTATTGGTTATACTACCGCTGCCATTCGTATTGTTGGTGGAGGCGGTGTATTGGCAGAAGCGACAGCAGTTCTTGAAGGCAGATATGGTCAACTGAGAATTGCATACTATAAGACTGATGAAATCAGTAGCCAAAGCACAAAAGTTATTATTAACCAATCAAAAAATAATGGTGTTGCCGGAACTATTGATTATGTTCTAGGTAAAATCACTATCACAGAATTTGCTCCAGTTGCAGTCAATAATGACTTTGGTGATATTCTATTACATTTCAGACCAGCATCCAACATCATTCAATCTAAGTTGAATAAGATGTTGGTTTTGGATGCGGATGATCCAACAGCAATTATTGTTAAGACGGTACAAGTTTAATGCAAGAAGTTCTAACATCTAAACTGGTAAAACAACAACTACCAGGATTTGTACGTGATGACTATCCAGTATTCGTTACGTTTTTAGAGAAATACTATGAGTGGTTGGAAACAAACAATCAAGTTTCCTATGAGTTGGACGCACTTAGAAAATCCACAGATATTGATACTGCGGATGATTACTACATTGAGCAACTACGAAAAGATTTATCACCATATTTTCCAACAGATATTGCTGGTGACAAGTCACTATTTCTGAAACTGATTAATGAATTTTACAAGTCTAGTGGAACACCAGATTCTGTTAAATTCCTTTTCAGAGCATTATACAATGAAAATATTGATATCTATTATCCAAAAGAAGACATTCTAAAAACTTCTGATGGTAAATGGGTATTGCCTCTTGCACTTAGAATTGACACCGACGATAGTAATATTTTCAATATTGAGAAGAGTATTCTCACAGGACAAACTTCCAAATCAACTGCATTGGTAGAAAGAGTTGTGCGTTCGGTTGACAGACAATTGGGTATTGTCTATATTGAGGTTTACGTTTCAAATGTTGAAAGACTGTTCCAAACCGGTGAAACTGTAACTGCAACATATAACAATGGTGTAACGGATGTTACAGTATCGGGTCGTTTGATTGGTGCGCTATCTGAAATTACGATTGATCCTCAAAACAGAGGTCTATACTATAATGCATATGATGCAACAACAGGATATGCTGGTGATCCGGTAACCATTGTTGGTGGTTTGAATCCGAATTCAAACACTCCTATTGGTGCTATTGCATATGTTGGTGAAACAACAAAAGGTGGTGTAACTGATGTTCTTGTTACAAACGGTGGATTTGGTTTCAGAAGTCCTACGGAATATGCAAACTCTTCTATCTTCCGTTTCATTGGTGGTTTTGATAATGCGCCGTTGGGTACTGAAGCGACAGCAAAAATTGATTTGTTGGACAAAACAGAATATCGTGTGATTAATGTTTCTAGCACAATGATTGAATCAATTTTTGATGACACAATTAATTCCATGAATGCTAATACCATTTTGGAAGTTACCAATCTACAAACACTAAATCTTTACTCTATTGCATCCGCTTCGTTGATTGGTCAAGGTGGTGGATATAGAGTTAAACCAACAACAGATGTTTATAGTCTATACATGGAAGATGAGGACGATGTGTTGGTATTGACACCGGCAAACATTCTTAAAGATACAGACTATATTACAAGTTCAACTGTAGATTTAACATCATCATTTGAAGTTGGTGATTTGGCCAGAATCTCTTTGCGAAACCGATTTGAGGCCACACGTGTTGTTACAGCGGTGACTTCAACAAGAGTAACTTTCAGCCAACCATTCTCCAATGATATCACAGGAATAACTTTATATAAGATTATGCGCCGTGATTTGAAGAATCTAGGTTCACTAGGCAGAATCGCTATTAATGATCCGGGAGATGGATACGCTGTTGGTGAATATTTGGTATTCACGGGTGGTGATGGTTATGGAGCCAACGCTAAGATTACAGAGGTTCATGCAAATAACGGAATTAAGAAAGTTGAATTCCAAGATACCGGTGATTACATTATAGGTGGAGAAGGTTATTCTGGTGATGCTCTTCCAACTATTACTATCAATACTGCATCCGGTGCAAATGCAGAATTGACCATTACTGAAATTAATGGTAATGGTGAATCTTTTGATTTGTCAACATCCAGAATTGGATCCATCTCTAAATTGAGAATCTATAGTTATGGTTACGATTATACTGACACCCCAATCATTTCGTTGAGAAATGCCGACTTGACTGTTGCAAATGTAACATCAGGTCAACTATTCGTTTCTAACACAAGTGTTTACCAGGGTGTGTCTAATACCAATACAACGTTTAGTGCTAAGGTAGATTCATATGTTGCATCCACCGGTTTCCTCAGATTGTTTGACTACAAGGGAACACTAGACAAAACTAAACTTTTGATTTCGGATGACGGCGTAACTTCAGCGAATGTTGTGTCCGACATTTATTATGGTGACGGTAAAGCGAAAGCGAATGCTAAATTTGAGAATGGTTTGATTCGTTATCCTGGTATCTATTTGAATACCGACGGACAGATTAGTGCGGATAAGAGATTGCAAGATGGCAACAAGTATCACAATTTCTCTTATATTATTAAATCTAAAACTGATTACTCTAAGTTCAAAAAGCCATTGCAGGATATCGTCCATCCGCTTGGCACAAAAACCTTCGTCACAAGAATTGATGATAATACTGAAACCGTTGCTTACACCAATGATACAATTTCTATAACATATGAAACATTGGACGACACATTCAACGTTTCATACGGAGCAAACTCCATCGTTTCCACAAACAGTTCTGCCAATTTGACCAGCACAGTCAATGTAGGAGACACAATTATTATGAGTGGATTGTCAAGAACACTCCAGAATACTGTGAACGTTGTATCTGGAACTAACGCAATCTTCGGCCATGCAAATAGTGTCAACTTTATCAATGACCTACAGGAAGGCGATGTGATTTACTTGTCCACAGGAAACACCGTAACAGTAACACAAGTTGCCAATTCAAATTACGCTTATGTCAGCGCAAATATTAATGTCACTTCTACGGCTGCTACAGTAAATGTGGTATTCAATGAGACTGTTATCGCAAATACAGTTAATGCAAATACAATTACAGTTAAGACAACTATTCTAGGAAATGGTAGATTTTTAACTGCCAACGTTGGAAAAGTTAGATAAATA